CCACGATGGCGGCACTACGCGCGCGCATGTGATCGAAGCACTGAATGGCAAGGCGCTGGCCTTCATGGCTGGCGGCGAGATGATCTACCGCCGCAAAGTGAATCATCCCGGATCAAACTTCCCTGCGAGGCCTTACCTCGCCTCGGCGTTCGAAGAGAAGTCGGCGCAGATCAGGGCGAACCTTACCGATGCCATCCTGGGGAGCGTCGCATGAGCGCAAACGGTACAGTAGCTCTCGAACCGATCTATGCGGCCTTCTTCGCTCTCCTCACGGGCAGCGGCAGTGTGCCGGCTTGCACGTGGATTAATCCCGTGACCGGCAGTCCGATCACCTTCGCGGTCGAATCGCGCGTGCCCCGTGACTGGCAGACGCTCACACCGGGCCAATTGCCAGCGCTATTTCAAGAGGAGCTTGGCTTTGAGATCGTCCCCACGGTTCCGACGCTTCAGGCGCGCACCAAGTATGAGCTGCGCGTCGACGTGGTTGTCATCGTCTCCTGCGCCGGCGCAAAACAGCCGGTGGGCCAGGAAACGCAGGTTCCCTCGCAGGAACTTAACCTCGCCATCTCGGCGGTCCTGAACGCCGTTGCAGCTCCGGCAGGTCAGAAGCAGAACCTTGGCGGGCTGGTCGATTCGGTTGTCGCCAAGGGACGCGTCGAGCGCATCAACGGGCTTCCAGGCGCGGGCTCGCAACTTTCCATCGCGGTCGTTCCATTCACGATCCTCACCATTTGAAGGAGCTTGAACTATGAATCTGTTCGGAGCAGGCTTTCTCGCTGGCAGGGCGGCCGCAACCGCCGCCAATCCCACTCCCACTCCACGCACCTTCGCCCAGTTACAGGAAGTCAGCGTGGACGATAGCTTCGAGGAAAAGAAGCTCTTTGGCCCGAACTCGGCGCCGTTACGTGGATTCCGCGGCCAGCGCAAGATCGACATAAAAGCGAAGAGCGCCATCGTCAACGACAGTATCTTCGCTGAAATCTATCACGGCGCTCTGGCCACGGCGGGCGCCGTGCTGCCGAACTTCGGCTTTGTCGCGACGGTTCCGGCCTCGACGCCTTATACCATCACCATCGCGCCTCCGAACTCGGGTACATTCACCGAGGATTTCGGCGTTTCCTACGCGACTAACGGCGCGCCTTTGAAGCTGGTCACCAGTGCTCCGACACAGGGCCAGTACAGCGTGAATGTTGCGACAGGCGCTTACACCTTCGCAGCGGCGGATGCGGGCGCGGCCATTGTCATCAACTACACCTACACGGTGACCACTGGCTACACCATCGCCGTCCCGAACAATGTCCAGCAGGAATCTCCGTACTTCGAAGTGTTCCTTGCCAATCCGCAGGACGGCGGGTATGGGAAGCGGTTCTACAAGTGCTCCAGCACAAAGCTGAACATGAGCTTCAAACAAGGCGACATCGTGATTCCCGAATTCGATATGTCGGCGTTCGATCCGGGCACGGGCGTGATGTACTCCGACTACTTCGCCGGCGCTTAAACGGCGTCTCTGCTCTACGCCTCGATGTCATGAGGCTAGCCGCTCCCGGCAATCACCGGGAGTCAACTTGACCGGGCGGCCAGCGACCAGGCTGCCCGGTTGTTTTGCAGCGCTACACCACAACTGGAGGCAAGATGAAAGTCACATTGTCAACGGGACGCGCGGTCGAGATCGCGCCGCTCAAGATGGGGCAGCTTCGCCGGATGAATGAGACGGTAGCCGAGGGCAAGGCTCTGGATGCAACGGTCACTGCTTGCGTCGATGCAATCCGGAACGCCGATCCCACCGGAGCGCCAGTCAGCTCTGTCTGGTTTGAAGACGAATTCACCGTGCTCGAATGCAACGAGCTCTTCGCCAAGATTGCCGAGGTCAGCGGAATCAAGCTGGGGGAAGCAACGGCGAGCCGATAGACTTCCGGCTGATCTACGTTCGCCTTGTTGTGGACGCGGGGTTTAGCCCGCTGGACGTCTGGGAGATACCGTGGCCGGAGGTTGAGTGGATTATCGAGGCCTTGAACGGGCATCCACCGCTACGTGCGATGGTGTCGCAGTTCTTTGAATGCAGGGAGGGCGAGTGGTAGACTTCCCGAGATCATGTCATCCACTACGAAAATTGCCTTCGGCGTCTTTCTCGGCGTGGTTTTTGCGACTTCGACACTTGGCGCAGGCTATTACTTTGGCATCGATCTTCCGCGCAAACACAACGAGCACATCTCCGCCGCTAAGCGCCTATTCGACGCGGATTTGAATGAACGCGCTCGTGATGCTGTTACCGGCCTCACAACAGACCAGCTAGAATCTCAACTCAAAGAAGAGGAACCATCGTCTCCCTGCAATGTCCTGACCGGAACGAAATTTGCTTCTTGCGCCAGCTTCGACGACGTGGCATTGCAGCGCCGGCTCGTCAGTGAAGCGAATTCCCAGAAGTCACCACAATAGAGAACTAGAACTGCAGTAGTACTGAGCCGCCTCCGGGCGGCTTTTCTATTGGAGGCAACATGCCCGATGGATATGTAGTCAGCGTCGGCGTGAAGGCTGACTTCGCCGACCTGAAAACGCAGTCAGCTGAAGGTGGCGCGGCCGTCGAACAGATGGCTGAGCAGATCGTGGAGTCTACAGCTCCAGCGACGGCCGCTGTAGAGCAGCTCGGCGCGGCGCATAGTCACGCAGTCCCGCAAGTGGCCGCTGCATCCGGCGCATTGCGCGAACTCGAAGGCCACATGCCAATCAGAGCCGCAGAGCGGTTCCTGACCACCACACTCGGTCTCGGCCCCGCTCTCACGGCAGCATTCCCGCTTGTCGGCGCGATTGCCATGAGCGGCATGTTGATCGAAATGGGCGGAAGGCTCGTAAAGTTCGGAAGCGATGCGGTTCAACTCGGACGAGAACTCGGAACTGGCTGGCTGACCGGAGCGATCGGACAACTTGACGACCTCGCATCCACTGTCAAACAGGCCGATGAAGAAATCGATAGGCTCAACAAAGACCTTGACCAGACGCGCCAGCGCGGGCAGGAAGCCGCGCTTGAACATATTCGGCTGACTCAAGGCCCCGCAGCGGCCTATCGGGCGGAAGCGCAAAATGCCACGGATAGAGAGAAGAAAAATGAGGGTGAACTTAATAACCTACTAAGGGAGCGAGCAAATCTTGAAGCGAAAGCAAAACCCGAAAGTGTGACTTTGGCGGGCGGTAAAGTTCTCGAACTTCGCACAACCCAAGACAATCTAAAAGCAGCGAAGGAGCTAGAAGTAGTCAATAAGCAGATCGCCGACTACCAGGCTACCGACAACAACCTCTTGGCAGAAGCCGCGAATCTCGAATTGCAGGCACAGCAGGTAAAAGAGAAAAAGACCAAAGAGCCAAAGGAGCAGGACGACACCTCCGAAGTTGACCGCTACCTAGAGGAGCAGCAGAAGCGTGCGGCACGCGAAGCGGAAGACGAGAAGAAGCTGCATGGCGACATGGTCATGCAGATGGTTCGGGACAACGAGATCGCGGCGCGCGAGAACGAGCGCATCGACGATGAAGTCGCCGCGAATTGGTCCAAAGGTCAAGAAGAGGAGATAAGACAGGCCGAGAAGGCCGAGCGGGAAAAGGAAGAGGTCGAGCGCAAGTATCAGGAGGCGCTTGCAAGATCCGCTGAGCAAATGCAGCGGGCGTATGAGCAAGGTTTTAAGCAGGTCGAAGGTCCGCTCAACGCGTTCGCGGACCACTGGCTCCAGAGTGGACAGCGCATGGGAGCGGCCTTCCAGCGCATGTACGACCAGATGGCAATGAGTGCCATCAACGCGCTGCTCAGGATCGGCGAACGATGGGCAGCTCATGAGCTGCTGATCACTGCGGCGCATATCGCTGGAATTGCCACACGCAGAGGCGCAGATACAGTTGCCGATGGGCAACTTTTCTCCCAGCTTGCGATCAGGCTGATTCGTTGGATCATGACCGAACTTGGCATGACGAGCGCACATGTATCCGCAAATGCGACAAAAGCTGGCTCCGACATGGCCACGGCGGCTACTTCTGCGGCGATTACCTCTGCGACCAATGTGGCCCAGGTAAGCAGCTTTACCGCAGTGGCTGCTATGGGCGCCGCGGCATCGCAAGCCGGTATCCCCATCGTCGGGCCCGAACTGGCGGCGGCAGCGGCGACGGTAATGACGGGCATGGGTGCCGGCTATGCAGCGCTGGCTGCGTTTGAAAACGGCGCAGACTACATCCCTCGCACGGGCATCGCAATGCTCCACCAGGGTGAGGCTGTGGCAACGCGGGGTGAGAACTCACGCATCTCGCAATTGATCGCGATGAACCAGTCGGGTGGACCGCCCAGTGGCGTTCACTTCCACGATCACTCTAACTTCACCGGCATCGATGGCGCCAGCGTGGCCGGCATGGCCCGCCAACACGGGGCACAGTTCCGCCGTGAGACCATGCGCCAGTTGCGGCTCATGAACAAAGTTTAGATAGGGAGCCACGATGTCGCTCAGCTTCCCAAATCTCGTCCTGCCGAACGCGGGCCTGGGGTGGAACTTCGCCAAGCGGTCGAAGTTCTCGACCATCGTGCAGACGCCCCAGTCCATGCGTCATCCGGCCTCGGCGACGTTGCAGACGAGCGTGATCTACGAGCTGGAGCTAACCTTTAATGGCCTTTGCAACGTCGGGACTAGCTACGCCGATGACGCCAATACCTCCAGGACTTCTACGAGGCCTGCAGGGGCGGCTACGGATGGTTCACCTTCGATCCCAGTCAGTACAACCTCGCCAGCATGAGCGTGGCGCAGGTACCTTCCTCGGGAAGCGCGCCTCAGCGCAACGGCTTCTTCGCCATCGCGGATGGAGTGACCACGACCTTTCCGCTCTGGCGTTCCGGCACGCCGCTGGGCACAACTACTCTGACGCAGCTTGAGCTGATCCAGAACGTCACGCTGCTCGGTGGAATCTATGAGAACGGCACGCTGATTCCCGCCGCCGCTTACGCGCTTAGCAATCTCGGCGCACCGCCGCAAGGTGGCGCCTGGATCACCTTCACCGCGGCGCCGCCCCTCGGCACCGTCCTCTCCTGGGCAGGCAGTTACAGCTATCTCTGCAAGTTCGACGAGGACCTGCTCGACATGAACGAGCTGCTCTATCAGCTCTGGGAACTGAAATCCCTCAAGCTCGAAACCATCAATCTCTGAGGTCGGAAATGAAAAGCTACTCCGCAGACCTTATGGCGCTGCTGGCCTCGGGTGTGCCTATCGAGAGGCGGGAGCTATTTGCCATTGGCCCCTGCAAGAACGGGCAGATCATCTATGCGACTAACAGTCAGCTCCCGGTCGCCTTCAACGGAAACACCTACCAGCCCGCGCAGTTCGGCTCATGGTCGCGCGGCAGCATTACGACAAAGATCGGCCTCGAATCGAACTCCTGCGATCTGACCGTTTTCGCCGATAACCAAGTGCCTGTCTATTTTCCGGGTGCGTCGAACTTGATCCTGCTACTCGATGGCATTAAGTTCCGACTGCTCGGAAATGCCAACGTGACAATCTACTGCCTCTACAACAGCACCTTCCTCGCGGGTTACGCCTTCCCCGCTGTGACCGGTCCAACGGGCGGCTCGTTGGTGGAGACGAAGTTCGTCGGCCAGGTTGCAAACATCGGCAACATCGGCATGACGAAGGCGACGATCACCGTGCAGGACATGATGTACCTGCTCAACATTCAGGTGCCGCGCCGGGTCTTCCAGGCCTCTTGCTCGCATACCTTATTCGACGCCGGCTGCACGTTGGTCGCAGCCGCCTTCACCAAGACGGGCGCGGTTGGATCGGTCACTTATCCGTATCAGGTCGCGACCACAGCGCATATTACTCCGACTTCCGCCAACGGCACCTTTGCGCAGGGCGTACTAACTTGGACCACCGGCGCGAACGCTAGGCTCTCTTACTTTGTGCGGGCATGGACTGCTGGAGGATCGAGCGATGTTATCCAGTTCGACGTGGCGCCGATATCCGCGATTCAGCCCGGCGACACGTTCTCGATCCGGCAGGGCTGCAACAAGACGCTGAGCTCATGCAACGATCTGCAGGGCGCGACGAATGCATTGATCAACTACGGTGGTCAGCCGGAGACACCCGTTCCGGAGACGGCGATTGGATGATGACCGAGACTGAATTCCGCACCGCCATTGCAACCGAAGCCCGCACGTGGATCAACACCCCCTATCACGCCAACGGCGCGTTGAAGGGAGTGGGGAGCAACTGTGCCCAATTTCTGTTCTGCGTGGCGAAGAACGCCCAGGTGTTGCCCGCCGACGCACCGCCGCCACGCTGGTACACGCCCCAGCTTGCAACCAACTTGCGCGAAGAGCGGCTGATCGGCTACGTGACCTCCTACGGAGCCACCGAGGTCACCGAGGCTGAGGTCAAGACCGGCGACATCGTTCTCTACAAATCGGGCAAGGCGCACGGCCACGCAGCCATCGTGCTCGATTGGCCCGAGATCATTCATGTCCTACCCATCCACGGCTGCCAGATGGGTGTTGTGGACGAGGGCAAGCTCGGCTCCTACACCCGCCGCTACTTCACGCTCTACCACTCTACGGACAAGGACTTGTCTGCGGGAACCCCGGGGAAGGCTTCGTAATGGGCATCTTCGGACAGAGCCAGGCCGGACAAGCGCGCTACTCAGG